TGAGTGAAAGAAGGAGTGATTGATTTAATATCAGCATCTCCAGTTCCTTTCTTATACTCAGATCCGTATACAAAGATCTTAAGCCCAGCGTCTAATACGTTAAACGTAGCATCAAGATCAGCTCCAGTGTAAGTAGCAACTGTAAGAGTGGCTAAAGTAGCAGAAGTATCAACACTGTCTATTACTAAAGCAGTTACTTCAAGTCCATTAGCAGGATCCATAACTACGATAGTATCATTTTTAGAGATTACATTCCCTACAAAGTTCTCTCCATTAGCAGCGTCTAGTACAAAAGTCAAAGTAGTAGCAGAAGCAATAGTTACATCGTTGTAAGCAACATGCAATCTGTTTTGTTCAGACCATACTACTTGATCAGAAGTCATAGGCATTTCAGCTCCTACCATACGTAAGAATCCAGATAATGTTCTGTTTCCGTAACGCTCTACTTCTTGTTCATAAATTTCAGGTAGATATTGTTGTGCAAAATCGTTTCCTGATCCGTCTGTAAAACTTAAATAGTTGTCAGACAATAATTGTTGTTTTTGACTCGGTTTAATTGAACCGAATGCGTTGTTTAATGCCATTTTTAAATGATTTTAAATGTTAAATTTTAATTTTTTTAATCTTTAATTTAGATGAACTAAGATTGCTTTCGCCTAATACTTTTACCTTGATACCATCTTTGAAGCCTGTTTGAGGCGCTTGCCTTACAGCTTGACTTGGATTTTTTGAACCGTCTATTACTTGTTTGACAGCATCGGCTTTTCCTTGTTCGTAAAAATGATTAGCAATAGTATCTACGTTAGCAGCGGCATACATAGCTTTGTGATAACCAGTCGGATCTTTAACATTACCGTCATTGTCAAGAAACTTTCCTACAATATTGTTAATGTTTGATTGGTTTTCTGCAACCTTACTAGGATCTTTTACACCATATCTAAATTTCTTTTCTCCTAAATTGAAATCAAAACCTTTGAAATCTTCTGAGAATAATTTTTTAGTTTGGCTTTTAAATGCCTCGTGTTGTTGCTCGGCTTTACCTTGCTCTTCGTTATATCTATTGAAAAAGTCAGTAGCTTTCTTTTGCTCTTGAGTTACGCCCGGTCTCAACTTGATATCGTCGTAGTATTTACTCTTTGTTTGCTCTAGAAAGTTCTTGGCTTTTGCAACTTCTTCTTTGAACGCAAGCTTTTTCTTGCGGATGTCTCTTTCCTCGTCTAGATCTTCATCGTATGAAAAATCCTCAAGTAAGAGACTTACATCCTCACTGTCTAAGTAAGGCTTTGTTTTACTATAATATTCTTTAAGTAAAGTATTGTTATCTATGTTAGAATAATCAGCATTTAGTCTAACATAATCTTCTAACGTCCCACCTGTCTCGTTCATAAACGTAACAAGTTTTTCAATGTTTTCAGGAAGAGGAGTTCCAGCTACTTTATTATCTCTAATAGCTTCTTCTACTTCTTGCTTAACTTCTTTTACTTCTTCTTCTGTTATTTCTTGAATAATTGGGTTTTCATCTTGAATGGAGCTTTCCCCTGATGATACTTGTTCACCCACTTCTTGTACAGCTCCGGCTCGTTGATCTTCAACCACGTTTGCTGCTTCTTGCTCTGTATTGGCATTTTCTTCAGATTGTTTTTCTTCTGAACCAATTACCACTTTGGTAACTTCTTGTTCTTCATTTTTTTTCTCTACTGGTGTAGATAAATCGACCTTGATAGGTCCATCTTGTGTTTTACCTAGATCCTTAGGCTTTGTTTTTTTACCTTTTAGAGAGAATTCTCCCTCTTGCTTTTCTTGTGACATAATATAATATAATTAAATAGTTAAAATTTATTCTTACTTAGGACCAAACTGTTCTAGTCCAAATCCACTAAGATTATCAAAACCAGCAGACTCGAAGTTTTTAGGTAGCTCGTCGTTTTGTCTCTGAGCTATAAGTTCAGACTGTTGAGTAGCTTGTATTCTAGTCCTTTCGTCTTTGCGATTCTCAATCTCAGACTCTTTGTTTTTTTCTACGTCTGCTCTAGCTTTTGCCAGCTGTAACTGGTAGCTAAACTCTTCAGCCATTAACTCTCTTTTTATTTGAGCTTCTGTCTGCATACGTTGTATCTCGAACTGAGATTTAGCTTGCTCTATACTAACTTTTTCTTGAGTAAGAGCTTGTTGTTTTTGAACCTCAGCCATAGCAGCAGCTTCACTAGCTTGAGCGTTAGCCTGTGCTTGAGCTTGTATATTAGCCTGAGCTTGTTCTTGCTCTCTTTGTTGTTTTTGTTGTTGTCTAAGCTTTATATATTTATTAGCCAGCTTAGTATTTTTTATTTCTCTTATATCAATAGCATCAGATAAAGATATCGCTTGAGTTTGTAAAGCCATTTGAACATTTTGCTCTAATTTAGCTTTTTCTTCCTCTTCAGGCTCTAATTCTAAGCTTATACCAAAATCATGAAGCTGTAGACTTACAAGCTCTTGCAACGTGTTAGTATTGAAAGTGCTTATAGAATTAGCTAAAGAATTTCTAAGCAAAGGGTTCTTGAGAACATCAGCCGCTTTTAAACTAATGTTTTCACAAACTCTAAGACCTACATATAATAAAGAACTCAATATATGTCTAGTAGCCGTGTTAGACGCGTTAGCTGCTAACTTCTGTAATCCTAGTAAAGAATCTTTATCAGGCATAGAACCATCTCTGGCTTCGTTAAGACCAGTTACGTCTCTAATCATTTTTAAGTAATACTCATATGTACCAATTAAACTTTGTATTTTACCTTGGCCAGATGAAGAAGCTAATTCTTGTACTGGTACTTTACCAGCATTCATACCTCCTTCTTGAGTTAAAGATCTACCAACAACGCTACCTGTTTGGAAATACATGTTAAGCGCTTCTGCTGGATTATAGTTTGTCCCATTACCTAGATCAACCTCAGCTAAACCGTCCATATCTAAGAAAACACCATCTGGCACTATCCTAGACATTACTTGTTGAAGTTTTAAGTGGGTTAACTGAATCATATCAGCAAAGCCAGTTATTCTGCTTACAATAGACTCAATTCTACCTTTATACATTCTAGGAGCTGAAATACAGTAGTTCATTTCTACTTTAGTAGAATCTGCAATTGGTCTCGTCATGTTCTCCGCCAGCTTCCACTCTAACATATGATTGTTACCTAGCACTTTGGCTCCGGTATATAAGACCTCTATAGTTCTTGAAACTCTTTCAAAATTGTCGTTAACTGGAGGGTTGAAATCACTTGTTTTTTGTATAGCTTTCTCTAAACCATTCTCTGTTCTTTTAATTTTAAAAACTTGATCTTGATACGTTTTATATTCGAAGTACATTACCTGCACAGTGTTTGAATCGTAATTACCCCAGCCTGTTACGTACTGAGAATTACCAGGCATTGATTGTATTTTCTGAAGTTCTTCATCGGATATATCTGGAAACTGTTTCTTTAGTTCAGCAATGGTTATTGATTTAACTTCTCCGACATAATAAATATCTTCAAAGTTTGGATCTTCAGTATACGAATAAACCATGTAAGCTGGATCAACATATTCAACCTTGATACCTTCGGCTTTATTAAAATTTGTTTTAGTAGAACATATCCCTAAAACAGTTAAATCGTAAGCTAATCTCTTTTTAGTTTGCTCATATTTATTTACAGCCAACGTATTGTCTATAAGTTCTTCTTCTGCTATCTCAACAGTTTGCTTATAACTCATCTGCATGTAAAGATCTAGTTCTTCTTGACTAGCAGGTAAATCGCTAGGGTTTGAAACATTATATAGATCTAATCCAAGATCACTCTTGAAGTTTTCTAAAGTTTGTCTCATATTGACATCTCTAGAAACAGCTTTAGCGTATTTTGATTTTTGTTCTACAGAAAAAGGATCTTGAGCAACCGTTTGAATATCGTATGACTTGTTAGACATTCCGTTGACAACAATATCTACAAACTTAGGTATAACTGGTACGGGCTTCCAGTCTAAGTTTAGATAAGATAAATCTCCATTTATTGATAACTCGTCTTTATATTTAGCTATTGATTGTTCACCTCTAGCATATAATCTAAGTTGGTGAAAATTACTATAGCTTTGAGCATATCTGTTTCCAGAACGACCCTCTTGAAACCACTCTCCTTCGATAGCTCTAGCGACTTGAATCCCGTAATCTAAGCTTGCTTTAACTTCATCACTAACCACTTGGCTAGGGAAAGAGCTATTAGTATTGGTGTATACTTTCATTTATCTTATAATTTTTGACGATGTACCTTTGTTATCGTATCGTTTTATACC